TACTAATACAGGTTATATTACTGTTGCTGTTGCTAATACAAATGCTACAGGTAATGTTATTCGCACTTCAGGTAATGCTCAAACATTGTTTGTGGGCGCACCGGTTGTATTTGATGCGAACACTGGTGGTTTAGTAACAGGGTCAACATACTTTGTTAAGACTATTGCTAACGCATCCGCATTTACTGTATCTAATACACAATATGGTGCAACAACAGCGATAACTACAGGTACTGATACTGCAAACGCTAGAATCGATGTAACTGTATTGGCTGTGGAACCTCCTGCAAACTTTGTAGGTGCATCATTTGTTTATGCAAATGACGAAGCAGGTTTTATTGTTCGTCAAAAAGGTAAAACAAAGTATTTGGTTACAGGTGGCACGACAGGTTTAACAGCACAATGTTTTACTGCAAATGTAGCTAATACAGCATTGACACCAAACACAATGTCTATCATTTCAACTAACGCGGCTTCAGGTACTAATTATGTTTCAAGTGTAAATGATTACAACTCTGAAGTGTTCCCTGCACAAGTTGCTTCTGGTTCATTGGTAACAGGCACTGTTTATACAATTTACAGTGCAGGTACTACAAATTGGACATCAGTTGGTGCAATGGCTAACATGACAGGTATTACATTTACTGCTACTGGTACAGCAGCTGGAACGGGCACTGCAATAGTATCTAGTGCAAACCCTGATGTGATTGCTACATTTGGTACAGCTTACGCAGCTAATACATATGGTGGACAGCCTAACCCAATCGTAACAATTAACAACGCTTGATCATGACGACCCAGTCAATTAAAATGCCACTAAAAACAGAAACTGAAATAGCTGTGCTTCAAGTTCAAGTTCAAAACATCGAAGAAAAAGTCGGTGAGATTAAACAAGACTTGAAGTCAGTGCATGAGTGTCTGGATAGAAATAGTGAAGAAATGAAACAAATGATTAAAGAGTTGCAAGAGGCTGATACAAAGGCACATGCATCTTTAGCACAAAAAGTTTCTGCATTAGAAAAATGGCGATGGATGATGATGGGAGCAGGTATAGTTATAGGATCATTGGGATTCGACACACTAAGCAAACTGCTTAAATAACAAAAGGGGCTTAATGCCCCTTTTCTGTTAATGTCTTTAGTTTATCTTGTACAACATCAAAATTTACTGTACTAAACAATCCAGGATGTAATGGTTTTGGATATTGTCCATCACCTACCCATGCATAACCACAATGTTCATCGTTTAATTTAGGAATAAACTCATCATCTATTGCGCAAAAAAATGTATGATAGGTGAATGAATGATTAATAAATTTTTGTATAGGTATTAATTTAGCATTTTTTGGAAAGTATCCTATTTCCTCTTCACACTCTCTTGCGACACCTTCAAACAATGTTTCATTGTTTTCAATTTTTCCACCTGGTATCCCCCAATTACCTGGATTTTTAGTATCAGTTCTAAGTAGATATAAGTATCGTTTGGTTCTTTTATTGTAAAAGAACACACCTGCAGATGTATTATTCATCGTATCTTACTCGTCAAATAACTATTGAATAGTCACCTGATTCATACCAGCCTTCATAGGATTTCATCCAATTACCATCTGTCCATCGATATTGAACATTAGTGGCGACATTGGTTACATACTCAACTGAAGTTACAGTAGTGCTATCAAATTGAACAACCCATTCATTTGTAGAAGTAGTATACTCTATGATATCATTAGCGTTAGCTACTAAGTTACCCCATGCAGTAGTAGGATCGCCTGCATATCCAATATCTTCAACGATAAGATATCTTTTTCCGTTAATAGGTCCAGGTAATCCAGCATTTGGTCCAGTGATTAGTGGATTAATTACTCCGTCTACTGGATCTAATGTATTTTGCGGTAATGTGTCAGGGTCTATATTATAGATTAACAATCTATCATCTACTGGGTTGGTAACAATAGTACCTACAATTTCAGTATCCATATATGGATTTTGTAACCAAATCTGACTTATGCCTGGCCTCAATGCTCCGTACACATTCAACAGACTAGTCCAATATAATGAAGTATTAGGTGGACTCGGTAAGTTTAAATCAGTGTTAGGTGGATAGAATGCTTCATTAGCAGGAAGCAATTGTAAATAATTATCAATCAATAATACATTATATCCATATGGAGTTATTTTCTGTCTAGTTCCCAATAACAAATCATCATCTTGAATATCGGTCAATGCATTACCTCTAAATATACTCGCAATGATTTTTTCAATAACACCAAATTTTCTTAGTTTAGACGCGGTGCTTAACCAAATAGGCATGTAAAACTTCCAAGACATAACATCTATTGGATTGCCTGTGCCTTGGGGAATTGATCTACTCGTAAAAGTTAATCCATCTTGATATACTACACTTAAAGAAGTCCAATCAATGAAATTATCTGTACTTTGTATTTCCATAGAAGGATTAAACAAGGTACCCAATTGTTCAATTAATTCAAGCTTTTGATTGTAATTAGTTGTCCAAAAATCTACTGTAATACGCAATGTATAAGGAACAGGCATCAATCGTTCTACTGTAAATGCTTGTCCTTGTGTAGTTTCATAATTCTGTGAATCTGGATTATATGCCCTTTGACGAACATTTATTCTATCAACAAATGTAGGATCTTGTGTTCTACGCTGATCATATTCTAATCCACTAATATAAAAGGTTATTAGAGGTGCACTGGGAGTATTACTTGCAGAGTTGTTTGCTATTATAGTGGAAGCTTGTCTACTGCTATCACCATACATAATAGGAACTCTAACTAATATATCGTTTCCTGCAGGATCTTTACCTTTTGTAACATACCAAGAACTGAATATTTTTGCGAATTGGATTAGAAACCTGCGTATTTGAGAATCATAGAAAAAATTTGCCATATCAGACCTTTAATGTATTTAGTACTTTAAAATCTATTAAATTTAGATTACTGGTGGCAGTGGATCTGGTGCTATGGTTAATATAGTTGATAATGGTTGACTCTGTGAAACAACAGTACCATCAGTCAATATTGTTACATTACTATTATTTATGAAACTCGATGTTTGTGATAAGTCGTTTTCAGTGAAGCCAGTTTCTGTTCTAACATTTGTACTTATTCTTATCCATAGTTGACCATCCCATCTATACAATATTTGAGGTAAATAATCTGTGCGTAAGAAATAATCACCTACTTGCGGGTTTTGAGGGAATGAAATTCCAGCACCAGTTGGTATACCGTTAGGAGCAATATCTGATCCAGTTAAGTATCCAAATGAGTAACCAAAACTTCTAGGAGAATATCTTGCAATATATTGGAATCCTGGAATACAGTCAGCACGCCAATCCATTTGTAATGATACTGTTCCAGTAAACCCTGGTTCTTCTAAATCTGCGTCAGCAGTAGCATATGTATTATCTGCGGTACCAAATGGCCCAGTTACTGGGCCATAGCCTCTAACTGCTAAAACTCGATCACCTTCAACTGGCCCAGAACCCGATCCTATTCTCTCAGGAGCTAATGTAACAGTTTCTAAACTAGTTTGATTAAACGCAGATAATGGAAATTTCATGCCATCAACTGTCATGTTCCATATACTTTGAGCAACTTCTTTTTTAATTCTAACCATTGGACTAGGATTTTTATACCTAGGGTCTCGCATATATACTACAGTTCCTTGAATTATCGGGGCACCACTTTCACCCCCTGATAAATTAATAGGTGGAGCAGGTTGATCTAATTTATTAGACAAATTATTATTCGTTTCATATATCCCGTAAGTTGGAACAATATAAAGATTGCTAGTGTCATATCCTGATTTAGGAACTATTCGTTTTGCCTCTTCAAGTATTGCATTGTTAACTTCTAAGTTTTTATTATATGTTGCTAGTATATCTTTTAAATTTTGATTAGGATCTAGTTCCCAGTATGTTTCGTTGGGGGGTGCGATACCTATAGGTACTTCTATTTTGGATATGTAATTTTTATCACCGTAACTGATAACATAGCCCGGTGGATATGTTTTGTCTTTATCCCATAACCCAAGATAATTATCTTGATTAATTGGCTCTTGTAATATTTGACTAAATTCTTGACTATCGACTAATGGTTCACATTTAATACGCCATAAGTGTGGAAACCATGTTTGACTAAAGCCCTCACTTGCATAATTAGCGTCAGTGATTTGATAAAACCGTTTTAATGCTGTAGGTATTGTTTCTTTTAAAGGGTTATAATCTAGTAAATGTGGTAACTCTAAAACATCACCAACCATTAATTTCCTACCTACTAATTCAATCATATCATTATAGTGAACTACAATGAATATAATATCATTGTTTAAAAATAAACCAAACTGACTTAAATCAAAATCTAAGTTTTGTACATTGTATTGACCTCGTAAACGATATATGTTAGTATCGTATGTTCTGTCACGGTTTTCTAAGAAAAGCAAATCCTGTATATTTGTTGGATTTAATGAATCATATTCTGGTTGTGTGTAATCAATAGAGGATCCCTGATTCGTAGGTCCTAAATATTTGTGGATATATAAGTCAGTTCCACCTGCGGTTAATTGTTCTGAAATAGTTCTGTCAAAGAATCTATAATCATTAGTTTTATTGGGCCTATAAAGGGATAATCGTGGCATATTTTTTAACTCTATTGACTATTTATCGCTAAAGCATTACCTTTCAAGTACTTGACAATAAATGGAATATGATATATAATACTTGTATTGTTAACAGGAGCATGTATGGCAACTCGCAAACCCAAGAAAACCAGTGACCATTTCATCAAGTCGCTTAATCCCCGTGATGCGGATACCAAATATCTAGGGGAAGAACCTTTTTTTCCAACACAACCAGTTGAAGTTGAACGAAGGGTTGCACTTGCTAGAAGTTTTGCTTGGTACAACCGTTTTTACGGTAAAAAAGATGCCAAAGAATTGCTTGCGCAATATTGCGACCACTATGATCGGCCGAACGATGCCAAAACCCTACGCAAAGTAGATGAAAAAGAATTCTTGACAACATTTTGCTGGCTTGCTAGGATGAAACTTAGGGGCCTTGAATTGACTGATTATGAGGGGTCGATCCTTGAAAACGAAATCAATAGGCTTCTGAAAGTCGTAGCAAAGCCACAACTTGTAGAAAAAGAAGAAAAACCCAACAATCGCCCTAATATTCAAGAACTTATGAAGGAAAAGGCTAGTGAGGCAGCAGGAGAACTTGAAGGTCTTTTTGATGACTTGATTACTACTGGAAAAGCGAATAGCAAGGTAGTTGACATTGTTAGTAAATTCAATGTTATGCCACAACATATTCCATTGATTGTTGAAATCTGGAAAAGAAAACAAACAGAATTTGATGAATTGTCTCAAGGTCAGGACAAAGACCTCAAAGAAGCATATGCATATTTGGGCAAAGTGCAGATTAGAAATATCATCAAATACATTGAACAAGTGCTAGGTGACTTGAATAGTTATATTTCTATAAAGAAAGCAAGCAAAGCGCCTCGCAAACGCAAAGCTGTGCCAGTGGAGAAAATTGTTAGTAAACTTAAATATCTCAAAGAATTTAAGGATACTACCAACAAGCTTGAATTAGTCAGTATTCATCCAACTAAATTGCATGGTGCAAGTGAAGCTTGGTGTTACGATACTGAAAAGCGTAAATTGCACCACTATGTTGCAGATGACTATTCAAAGTCCTTTACTGTTAAGGGCAACACATTGCTTGGCTTTGACGCAAATAAAAGTGAAATCAAAACATTGCGTAAACCAGGTGAACAAATCAAAGAAATCATGGGTTCAAAGCCTGCAGCAAGAAAATTCTTTGATAGTATCAAGGCAGTAGCGGCTAAACCTAATGGTCGCTTCAATGAAAACATGATTATTTTAAAGGCGTTCTAATGGACAGTATATTACTGTTATTGACCTTGCTTTTTACTAAGCATTACATTGTTGACTTTCCTTTACAGACAAAGTTTCAGTGGAGTAACAAAGGAACATACGGACACCCAGGTGGCGCACTTCATGCCCTACTGCATTGCATTGGTACTGTCCTTGTTTTAATTTTCTTTGTCCCACCACACATGGCTATCCTCTTAGGATTCGCCGACGGTGTAATACACTATCACATTGACTGGGCTAAGATGAACTTGAATGCAACGATGCAGTGGGCTCCTAACACACACGAACAATTTTGGTGGTTACTAGGGCTAGATCAGTTTCTACATGCACTGACTTATATTGGTCTAGTGTTTATTGCTTTAACATTTTAACAAAGGAAAATAATGCAAAATAAAATAGATTTAAACAAATATCAGGACTTTGTCCAAGCGGTTACAAGCGAGGCAAGTAATGACTTCTCGGCTTTTATTGCACGAATTGTTGCACTGGAAGAACAAGGAGTGAATGTTCCATTGCTAATGACCGGTAGTATTGGTCTGGCAAGTGAAGGTGGAGAATTTAGTGAGATTGTCAAAAAGATGGTCTTTCAAGGTAAGCCCTTCAATGAAGAAAATCGTTTTCACATGAAGCGTGAACTCGGTGATATCATTTGGTATTGGATCAATGCCTGCAGGGCACTTGGATATGATCCAAATGAAGTTATCGCCGAGAATGTAAAAAAACTTGAAGCACGATATCCGGGAGGACACTTCGACTCATTCTATAGCGAGAACCGAAAAGAAGGAGATTTGTAATCTATATTATTCCCTGATAAATACAATATCAGGGAATTAACATGAGCACATCGCCTTTAGCAAATCCACTATCTACCCCTTCAGGTTTGACTCTTGATGAGTTAAAATCTGCAATGTTCGACAATCTCAAATATCGCTTAGGTGACGGTATAATTGATATTGAAGTAGATCCTCAGCATTATGAGGCAGCATATAACTATGCCATTAAAATATATCGTCAACGGGCGCAAAATGCAACAGCAGAATCGTACACCTTGATGACTATTGAAAAAAATATTGATATATATACTTTACCACAAGAATTTATTAATGTAAGGTCTGTATTTCGTAGGACAGTTGGTTTTGAAACAGGTCCAAGCTCTACCTCATTTGATCCGTTTTCAAGTGCAATTTTGAACACATACCTACTTAACTACAATTATACAGGTGGAATGGCAACATATGATTTTTATGCAGGTTATGTAGAGTTAGCAGCACGAATGTTCGGTGGATATGTAATATACACTTTTGATCCGGTAACTAAAGTATTGCGTTTAGTTAGAGATTTTAAAGGGTCAGGTGAACGAATACTAATTTGGGCAGATGTTCAAAGAACAGAAGAAGTATTACTTCAAGATCCGGGTGCTGGTGTTTGGATAGGTGACTTCACTTTAGCGGTTCTAAAAGGAATTATCGGAGAAGCACGAGAAAAATTTAGTTCTATTGCAGGTCCTGGTGGCGGGACTAGTCTTAATGGTACTGCTATGAAAGCTGAAGCTAAAGAATTGCAAGCAGCACTGTTAGAAGATTTAAAACGCTATGTTGACTATTCACAACCTTTAACATGGGTACAAGGTTAACCTAATATCTTTATTCATTTCAAATATTCTTTTATACTAAGTATCTTAACAATGAGAGTTTATGAATAAGAATATAATTGTAGGTGTATGTGGATTAATTGGTAGCGGCAAAGACACAATTGCTGATTATTTGACAACATTTCACGGGTTCAAGCGAGTAAGCTTTGCATCATCATTAAAAGATGCAGTTTCTAATGTTTTTAGCTGGG